GCTGTTTGTGGACGCGCAACCGGAAAAGAAGAAGCCTCCCGGATTTCGGGTTCGGCCTCAAAGCAGAAATGTAAACGCCCCGCGAAGCAGGGAGAACAACTTCCCTAAGCTTAGGGCTCTGAACTGCTTTCATACGATTCATCAGAGGATCCTGGAGGGGTGGCCGCTGATGGAGTTGGCGCGGTACGTTCAGGAGGAGTGTAAAGAATACACTCACGTTACCCGCCAATCGCTATCGGATATTCTCAAGTCCTATCGAAATCACCTTCCTCCAGCGATGTTTATCGCCAAGCGCATGCCGCAGTCATTTGAAAAGGCAGCGGAGACCGTACGGAAGGGGATCGACGAGCTGGCCGAACTCGAGAAGCTGTACGAGCTGCAGATGCGGCGTATCGGCATTGACGAGAACACCGAGAAGAAGATCAATAAGCTTATGCCCACGATGACCCAAGAAGTTAGGGTCGCGGCAGAGATCCTAGGTAGGATCGCCACGCTGAAGCAGGATCTCGGGCTCAGCGAACATCACCTTGGTAAGCTCGAGCTGGAAGCTAAGCTGCACACTGAGGTCGAAGGCAAGTACGGGAGTCAGGCCGTGATTGCGGTTATCTCGGATCCGCAAAAGCGGCGCAAGGTACTAGGTCTCGCGGAACGGCTTCTCGCGTCTTCCAACAAGAGCAAAGAGGATCCAGAGCTGGATGACAACCTGAACGAGATTATCGACACGGACGGATCGGAAGCAGAAGACTTGGAGGCGAGTCTTACGGTGGAAGCCGACGGCGTAGAACCAGATGAAGCTGCTGACGCGGAAGATGATCGCGAATTCGAAGAGGACTCTGCGTGATTATCGAGAAGCAGGGGCGTTACCGGAGTCGCCGAACAAAAGAAGAATCCGAAGCCCTTCTGGAGAAGGAGCTGAAGTCTCTGGATCCGGACGAGCGGGAAACTCTTGAGATTTTGCTTTCGGAAATGGACACGAAGGAAGAGCCCGAACTGTTCAGGCTCATGGGGGAGGCGGAGTACACTCGCACGCCTGTAGACATCCGTACCTTCGTGATGGACCCGTACTACCTAGGAAACACGTGCGACGTATTGTTCCCCAGGTTGCTTGACGACCTTATAGCTATATTTGAAGGGGACTACCACGAGATAATTTTCACGGGCAGCACCGGCTACGGAAAGACTTTCGTAGCTTCAATAGCTATCTCTCGTCTTATCTACGAGTTGTCGTGCATGCAGGACCCACATAAGAGTTATGGGCTGGCGAAGGATTCTAACTTAGCCATCGCAGGTCTGTCTGTAAGTGAGGACCTCGCCACGAAGGTAGTGTTTGAGAACATTGCCACGAAGATAAAAGCTTCTCCTTACTTCCAGGAGAACTTTCCATTTGAGGCCACGAAGAAGGAGCTCCGCTTCCCTGGAAATCTTTTGGTAGCAGCTAGGACATCCACGGATACTTCCGTTTTAGGTCTAAATGTTATTGGAGCTCTCTTGGATGAATGCAATTTCCTCCAAAGAACGAAGGCCCAAGCAGCAGCCGGCGCGCGTTGGGGGCAGTACGACCAAGCTGAGAAGCTCTACACGGCTATTAAGCGCCGCATGAAAAGCCGCTTCGAGCGGCACGGGCGTCTCCCCGGTCTGCTAGCTGTAGTTTCTTCTAAGAGGACAGCGCAGGACTTCACCGCGCGTAGAATCCGAGAATCTAAGACGGACTCCTCTGTTTTTGTCCGCGACTACGCGCTGTGGGATACGCGGCCTGATGCGTACAGCTCGGATAGGTTCCACGTATTCGTAGGTAGCGACATCACGCCGTCTAAGATTCTAGATCCAGGTGAAGAGAGTAAGTATACGGGAGACAACTTGCCGGACGGCGCTGTTGTGATCGCTGTACCGGAGGACTTCCGCCGAGACTTCGAGCAGGATCTAGAAAACGCTATTCGTGACATCGCTGGTGTAGCCACAGTAGCAATCCATCCTTTCATCAATCGCAGGGAGAAGATTCGGCATGCCGTAGAAGTAGGTCGAAAGCACCCGTTCAGCACAGAGTTTTACGATCCTTCGAAGCCAGGATCGTTTATCTGGTCTGAAATGGTTCGAATGACGAAAGAGCGCTGGGGAGGCTCAGAGGAAACAAGACTACGCCCTATCATCAACCCGCAGGCTATCCGGCACGTGCACATTGATCCTTCTATTCGAGGGGATGCTACCGGATTTGTAATGGCGCATATCGCAGGCTGGAAAGATGTAGTGCGCCGAGCGGACGACGGAAGGGAGTACCCGGAGCAAGCTCCTATCTACTACGTTGATGTGATGCTCAGGATCGTACCTCCCATCGGAGGAGAGATCATACTCGGAGACGTTCGCCGAATGATTTATGATCTATCCGCGCATGGTTACTCGATCTCGTTTGTGTCTCTGGACTCATATCAGAGTGCTGACTCGCTTCAGCAGCTAGCCTCTAAGGGTTACAAGACTCAGATGGTGTCGGTCGACAAGCAGATGGCGCCGTACGACAACCTCAAGGCTGCGCTGTACGAAGATCGTGTTTACTACTACGACTACCCCATCATCTTGAAAGAGTTGAGAGAGCTCGAGAAGGACGAGGTAAAGAAAAAGATTGATCACCCTGTCCGGGGATCGAAAGACGTGGCGGACGGTCTTGCTGGCTGTTTGTTTACTCTGTCCAGGCATCGGGTTTCGCTGCCTGTGCCTATGCAGCGGGGGCTTACTCAAAACGACGACGCTTGGATGGAGGAGCAGCAGCACGCGGCTCTAGCAGGGCAAGAAGCCGCCGCCATGAATCGAACGGTACATGACTACGGTATGCTGCCGGCTTTTTTGGGGGGTTCCGATCCAGACCCAGGAGGGTCCTGGAACGGAGGTTGGAATCCCAGCTCACTCTAGTGTAGGCTGCACGGATGAGCAGAAAGTCACCTTCGGTGGTAGTAAGGGTCGGTAGTCTGTTCAGAGCTACCGAGGCGCTGACTACGACTAGTAAGGTGCTCCTCGCTCCGTCGGATGTTCTTAAGCAGCAGGCCATGCGTTGCGTGGAACGGTGTTCCGCAGATCGTATGCTTCACGATCTTGCTCAGTCCGCGGCGAGCGTCATCGGGGATGAGCTTCATGCAGAAGGGCTCCGCCCCGCGGACTACGCCGATCTTGAGTCGCTGCCTAAAGTTGTTGTTGAACGCTTGATCGCAGAGCTGAAGTCGCTACCTGACGCGTTCGTACGAACTCTCCAGGACGCGTTGCGAATGAAGGGTTAGCAAAGTGGGATTTTTCAGTAACGTAGCCTCGCGGATTCGTGACGTCTGGCGTAACGATAAAGAGCAGGCGATGCTTCGCCTTGCTAGAGGAACTACGTCTCCCGGGCGGCCGGAGACCGGGATGGATATCCTACAGGCGTATGGATATGATACTCTCAGTGACTACTTGCGTTTAGAGCAAGATCTTTTAGCTAGATTTGGTGATTACGATGAAATGGACGATTATCCCGAAATTGCAACTGCACTGGATATTTACTCCGATGACGCTACCCAGCCCGATACAATCCAGAGGCGATCTATTTGGGCTACGTCAACCGATCAGACTGTAGAGCACCTAGTCGATGATCTGTTTCATCGAACACTTCGCCTAGATGAAGAGATTTGGGAGATAGGTCGAACCGTAGTCAAAATGGGGAACGACTACGAAGAGGTACTTGTTTCTCCTGACGGAGTGATCGGTCTGAACTTCCTTCCTGCTCCTACGGTTCGCAGGATCGAAGGGCCGCGAGGGGAGCTATTTGGTTTCGTTCAGGATCACAAAGGGCGCTTCGGTTTCTCTGCTGAGGAGTTCAAACAGATCCTAGCTACCCGAACGGCGATGCTTCAGGGTGGCAATATCGACGGCAAGCAGTCCGGTTACGGAGGGTTTGATAAGGTCGCCGCGCTAGAAGATTGGGAAGTGGCGCATTTCCGCCTTCGCGGGAAGCACAGGCGATCCATATACGGATTTAGTATTCTGGAACCTGCCCGCTGGATCTGGAAGCGGCTCATGCTGTTAGAGGACGCTGCTCTGGTGTTCCGACTTCAGCGCGCGCCCGAGCGCTACGCGTTCTATGTCGATGTCGGCGATCTCCCTCCGGCGGAAGCACTGGCTTACGTCAACAGGATGAGGCAGCAGCACAAGAAGAAGCAGTTTGTGAACCCGACTTGTTTGACAGCAGACACGCGTATCACGCTGCTGGACGGTACCGATCGCAGCATGGCGGAGCTGTCTCGAGACTTTGTGCAGACTCCGTTTTGGGTTTTCTCCTTCGACTTGGAGAAGGGTTGCGTGGTGCCCGGGTTGGCTAGTAACCCGAGGAAGACAGGGGAGAAGCAGGCTGTTTGGAGAGTTGTGCTGGACAACGGGGCCGTTGTTCGTTGTACCGGCAACCATCCGTTCTTGATGCGAAACGGGGAGTACAAAGCCGCCAACATGCTCGTGTCTGGGGATTCGCTTATGCCTCTCTACATGAGTCGGGGTAGCGAAGGCACGGGCGGGTACTGGATGTACGAGGAACCGGCTACAGGCGAGCGCTGTTCCGTGCACCAGATGGTTGCAGAGAGTGTGTTTGGTGGAGACTACGCAGCGCAAGGTTTGCACGCGCACCACATCGACAAGAATAAGTCAAACAACCGGCCTGATAATTTAGAGTTTTTGACTCCCAGTGAGCACCTCAAGAAGCATCCTGAAAACGCAGGGCGTGGCCGAGTAGCGTTCGCACAACGAGTTTGTGTAGATCCTGCTTTTCGCGAAGCTGTTGCCCCGCGTCTACAGAACTGGCGGGATACTCACCCCGAAGAAGCTAGCGCTAACGCTGTTCTTGCTGGGCGCGTTTCAACTGCTAAGCGTAAGACAGAAGCTCGCTGTGGGCATGCTAGGATCATTGAGATTATCGAGTCTGAGGTTGTTAGGGATCCGCTTGTTGTTGCCGATGAGCTTGTAGATCGGCTTAACTCCAATCCGGAGTTTGCCGAGGTGTACTCTGCGCTGCCCACTACGCAAAGCTCTACTATCACTGTAGGGTGCCTGAAAGCTTTTCTGAAGCGCCAAGGTTTCGGAGGGTTTAAGGCGTTCAAGCTAGAGAAGACAGGGCAGGCCCGATGGCGGAACCGAACGTATGGTGGGGCACCTGTTCGAGGTGTTGCTAACAATCACAAGGTGATCAGTTGCACGTTCGATGGTTACGAGGACGTGTACAATCTCGACGTCGCTGGTGTTCACAACTTCGCGCTGACGGCTGGAGTTTTTACTCATAATACCGGCAAGTTAGACCTCAAGTTCGAGGCCTTAGGTCAAGATCAAGATTTCTTCATCCCGGTGCGTAAAGATTCGAACGGAACGAAGATTGAAGTACTTGCTGCTCCAAGTTGGCAGCACATGGACGATATCGAGTACTTCCGAGACAAGCTGTTCGCAGGGATCAAGGTTCCTAGGGCGTACATGGCCCAGGAGGAAGGTGTAGCTAGGGCGGTCTTGTCCAGTGAGGATGTTCGCTTCGCGCGCACTGTACTACGGGTCCAGAGGGAGCTTCGCAACGGGTTCGGCAAGATATCTCGGGTGCACCTAGCGGCGTTGAATGTCGATCCTCAAAAGGTGGAGTACGACATCAACATGACGGTGCCTTCGGCGATCTTCGAGCTGGCCCAGCTCGAGGTTAGGAATGCTCGTGCGGACTTCGCCAATCGCATGAAGGAGTTCGTGTCGGAGTATTGGATCCTGTCTCACATCTTCGGACTGAACGATACCGAAGTGGCTCAGGTAGTGAAGCAGCGTCGGCAGGACGTCGAACGCAAAGCAGAAGAGGAAGCCATTGCCGGTGCGAAAGCCCAGAAGGCCGCTTCGATGTTCGCTCCGGTGCCAGCGGAAGTAGAAAAGAACATCAGGTCGGCGGAGTCCCTTTCCTCTATTGGGGTATCGCCGCAGGCTATAGGAGCCTTCCAAGGCAAACGCGCTCGTGGGATCAGCGAGCAGGAGCTGTTCCGAGGGGATCGGGAAGCCGAGAAGCGGGCGGAAGGTAAGCTGGATAAGCTGCTCAAGAACGACTTGGTACTTAGGCACCGAGTACAAGAACTTGGAGGATTCCTGTCCGATCTCCGAGATTCCTATCGCTCGATTCGAAAATAGATGTTCTTCGATCCCGGTTGTATTGACATGCAGAGCTAGCCCGGGTACTTTCTTGACAGGAGTTAACGTGACTGAACGCTTTATCCCTACCGAAGAGATCGCACGGCTCGTAGCGGGCAGCTACGAGGCCCAGATTGCTGGGCTAACGGAGGCGATTACTTCCGACCGAGAGAGGTTGTTTGGTAAGGGAGTTCAGCGCGTCAAGGTTATCGCCACGTTCAAGGATCGTGCTGTCGCGATGGCAGAAGACGGTCGCTTCGTGAATGTTCGTTTTGAGATGTCAGCTACAGGTGTTCCTACTCTTGTCGAGCACGAAGCGTTGGCGGTACGCGTGATTGAGGAGAAGGACTTGCCGGGCTTCGTTCACTCTCAGGCTAGCAAGGCAGTTGACGCTTGCATGTCAGGAGACGAGAGTCGAGTCCAGGAGTTGATTGCCGGGCTTCTTCGAGTGGCGCCTACCCGTCCTGCAATCGCGGAAGATCGCATTGTGGAGTCCGTTCGCGCTGAGCTAGCTGAGATTCGCCCTTGGCAGAAGGTTTACGAACAGAGGCTTCCCCGCATCCAGGCTACTCTTAAAGGAGAGTCGCTGGCGCTCTTGGATCAGTCCAAGATCGAGCCCAAGTACCGAAAGATTTACGACGGGTCGATGCTGCCCTTGAAGGTAGAAGGCTTCCGAGGGTTGGTTCAGTCGGATCTGAACTACCTAAAAGAGCGAGTGACTGCGTTGTATCACCTTGTCTCTGTTTCGCTTTCGTCCGCCAAGCGAGCGTTGCAGACCAAGGACCTTAGCGAGGAAGAGTCCGCTAAGACTTTCTCTACGCTGGCGGAAGATCTGCTCGTGGACACGAAGCGCCTAGTTCACCTCGTTACAGAGGGAGCGGCACAAGTTCACGGGGTTGCGGAGCAGGGTCGGCTATACGACGCGATTGTGGCTAGGCTTCCGCAGCAAGAGACGGCGGGAATGTTTGTTCGAATTATGGCAGAGCGTTTGATCGCGGCCAGTAAGCAAGGTCGGGCGTGATCCTTCTCGCCTCAAGTTCGGTTCGGTGGGAGCTTCCCCTTTAGGAGATCAAGCATGAGTACGATGCGTCACCCGGTCAAGATCACTTCGCTCGAGGAAGACTTTGCTGCTATCGGCCTCGCTCCTCCGGTCCGAAAGGGAGCCGCAGGTAGTCGGCGCAGCCTTCGTGAAGCGACTCCGGCGCGGCGTGTTCGGGAAAATGATGAGCTTCCTCCCGAGGAGCACGAGGACGATGAACCTGCTTTCCCTCCGGCGGCGGAGGATGATGAGCTTCCTCCCGAGGAGCACGAGGACGACGACCTTCCCTCGGAAGAGCCGGCAGTTACTGCGGCAGAGAGCAAGCGGCGTGCTGCGCGTCGAGAGAGCATTCGCCGCCTTACGCAGAGCGACCCGCCGGCCGCTGCCACGGCTCCTCCCATGGCAGCTCCTGAAGAGGAAGATGACGAGCTTCCTCCAGGAGAGGAGGAAGATGATGATGAGCTTCCTCCGGCAGACGCTGATGACGACGCGTCGGTAGCTTCCACAGTGGAGTGGATTCGAAAGCAAGGTCGACTCGCTGCGAGTCGTCAGCGCGCTGCTGTTGAGAGTCGCGCGCAAACTTCGAAGCCGAAGCCTCGAACCGGTCGACCTACGCTCGAGGGGCTGACCGAGGATGTGAATCGCATCGTTCGAAACCTGCACAAGGCAGAGTTCAAGGAAGCTGTCAAGGGCTTTGCGAACATCGCGCTCATCGCCGACAAGCTGAGTCGTGCGTTCACGAAGTTCGGTCGGGACCTCAAGGAGATGAAGCTGCTCAAAGCGTCCAGAGTTATGGCGGCGCTGGCCGAGGAAGCAGCGGACGTCGCTGTCGCGGTCGACGCCGGTGCGCTGACGAAGGTGCCTACGGACAGTCCTGAGATTCCGAACGAGGACGCGGAGTCGGATGCCCCGGAAGATCCGAAAGGAAAGTCTACTCCTACGGCGATTCTTTCTGCCGAGCACCTGAACAGGGTGTTTGACAACCACCAGAGTCGATTGGCGGACGGGCTTGATCTGTACGCAGACCTTACCGGGGACGAGGAGATGCCCGGAGAAGAGGAAGACGATGAGCTTCCTCCGGTCGAGCCTTCGGAGACGGAAGACGACGAGCCTATTGTCCCTCCTGTAGAAGGAGAGGATGACGAGCTTCCTCCGGTTGATGGGGAGGAACCCTCCGTGGGGGAAGCACGACGCGGTTCGGCCATGCACCGCGTGAAAGCCGGTCGGCAGCTCAAGATGGCCAAGAGCATTCCTCGCGCTCCTCGGGTTTCAACGGGGAGGGCTCGTTCCCGCTAAGGGAAGCTTGGCGTCATAGGCGCACTGCTTATCGAAGCGGGCGTCTCGAGTTGATTGGATTTGGAGGCAACCCCTTCCGCCGTAAAACGCGGAAGGTTTTGGACAAGGGCAACAAGAAGTCAGCGATTGGCTACACGCCCTTCAAGTCTTCATTCCGGTGGAAGGTTGGATAGAACATGAACTCTAAAGTAGTGCGCCGGCTCGAAAGCATTCTAGGCAAGCTCGAGGCTCGTTCGCAACGTCGTCTATCGGAAGAAGGCGACTCTAAGCTCGCCAAAGAGATGGCAGCTCTAGCTCGGAAAGAGGGAGACAAGTTTCACAAAGCCCAGTGGGGCTTTGCGAACAACTTTGGTGGGCCTCAAGCGTGGTCGACGAGTCTTCAGAGTATTGCTCACCTGCTTACAGTTATCGAAGACCCGAATTCTGATCCAAAGAAGGCGGACTATTTGAAGAGCTCGGTAGATGAGGAGGTGAGTGAGCTTCGTAGCCAACTTCAGAAGGATAAGGCTACGC